TCGGAGCGGAATGTCCGGACACCATTGGTGGATTCCGGGCGTTCCGACAAGGATTTGATGAGGCCATAGGCCTTCAAATCCTTTGCTGTGCGTATATCTCAATGAGAGACGACACAGCTGGGGTATCTGAGATACCCATTCGAGTCCTTGCAGTCCCTGAACCAGGGGCAAAGACCCGTATTGTAACAACTGGACCATTTTGGTTATACGTGTTACAACAAAGCCAAGCCCACGTTACACGTGCGTTCTTGGCTTCACACCCTTCGGCTATTAGCGGAATGGTGCGTGCAGATCAGGCATGGCATTACCTATACCAAATCTGTAAGGCTCGACCCTTCTTCGAGAAGGGTTTTGCCTGCCTCAGTAGCGATTTAGAAAATGCCACTGACGCGATCCCACGACCTATTGCACAACAACTTTGGCGGGGATTCATCGAGGGCCTCGGTTATACCGGGGCTTTACTCGATATCGCATCCGATCTTTTACGAAAAGATCGAATGTGTCTCGCGCCGAATACAAGTTTTGTAGCGACACGAGGAGTCTTCATGGGTGAACCACTCGCGAAGACTATCCTCACGTTACTTAATTTAAGTTGTGAGGAAATCGCAATCAGACAATATCTTAATTGCGATTTTGAAACACCAGTCCAAGTTCCTTGGCGGTGCTTCAGCGTGGCGGGTGATGATCACATTGCGATCGGTCCAAAGGACTACCTTAGAGGTATTACCCGTGCACATCTTCGGGCAGGATCAATGATCTCTGCACCGAAGCACGCAATATCGGAACTAGTAGTTCGATATTGCGAAAAGCTCCTGGATATTAGAAATATCTTCGAGCTTTCATGGACTCCGAAGACTATCAATGATAGTACATCGAAATACATCAAGTCGCCGTTTGTGGATTCCATAAAGGTACGACTTCTTTCTCCTTGTTCAAAGAACAATGAGAAATACAATGACCGCAATACGGCCATTGGTAAAGCCAAATCATTAGGTAAAACCTTGAGATGGCTTAATTCTGATCTTTTCCACTGGAAATGGATCAGAATGATCAGAGACCGATTCTTTCAAAGAATGGGACCTCTGATGCCAGAAAACACCAGTGGTGTCTACTGGCATCTACTTCTTCCAGAACATCTGGGAGGAGTAGGATTATGGTTAGACTCGGATATTCCAAGTCTATGCCATAAACTACCAAGTCCCTCAAAGAGTTTCTTGGTAGATCTCATTAATGGCAAAGCCACTAAGGAGATTATAGCTCTTTTTAAAGGTTTTACCTCCAACAAGAGCTATAGAGGATATGAACTGTTAGAAACAGACATATCCTTAGCCAAGGAATTATTAATTCCTGAAGCTATACTGGGCTTAGGAGATCCAAAGGATCTCGGAAGCCTAGTCCGGGAGTTTAATCTACAAGATAAAGCTGCCGGAAACCAGCATAAAATCTTAGAAAGATTACACTGGTTGTCGGAAGATAAAATCAAAGATGCTATCTTACGACCGCTTCTATGGAAAGAAATTCTTTCCAATGAAGCAAAAGTCTCGGCATTTAATACGGAGACTTTTAAACACAGATATGCCAAACTTTGGGATATTGTGTTTAATGGCAACCCCATCATTGATGAGGAAACCATTAAAACTGCGTTAGCTTTCAGAGAAAGAACGAAGTTTTATTACTGCGGAGAGAAATTAGAAATTCCTATCCGTGGTAAAATCCGGTCCGTAAACCTCTTAGAGGAATTATCAGCCGGATTACCCAACCTTAATATCCGTTGGACAAGGGTTGGGAAATTAAGTCGTCCGGTCTATGACCCGCTCTTTGAGCAAGGCGACTTAATTCTGGTTAATATCGTTGAAAACGAATATGAACCAGACACTTTAGTTGATGTCAGTGACACAACATAAAGTGTACCCTGCGGGTTACCAGATGCTAGCGTACTAAAACGATTACCCTAAGGTGATCTACTTCAAAGAAGTATTGTTTTAGTAAGGTTCGAAGAACCTCGCTAGCTAGCAAACCGGCTATAGGGGGCATGAGTCTT